AACAGGAAGCTGAATTACCACCATCACCGGAAGATGATTTACCTGCCGGAGAAGTGGGTGGTCCTATGCCAGATGAGGAGGAAATAGGTGATATGGAATCCACACCCCCTATGGAACCTACGACCGCACAACCTATCGATACGGTTAATGACCCTGATGTTGAAAAACTAAATGATGATGGTAATGTTATAGGTGGAGATTCAAATACTGAAGAAGGTTCAGATGATACTGAAGAGTTAGAAATAACCGATTTAGTTAATTCTCAAAAAACTATTGAAGAAAAACAAGACGATTATTTTAATAATTTATTTAATCAATTAGATGAGTTAGAAGGTAAATTGGGTAATATGGACCAAATTGTTGATAAGTTAAATAGTTTAGAGGACAAGATTGAAAAATATAGACCTAAAACTCCTGAAGAAAAATTAGAGTTAAGAAGTCTTGATTCAGGTCCTTATAAACAAAAGTTAAGTGATTTTTTCATTGATAAACAAAAAGACATTGAAAAAACAGGTAAAAATGAATATATTTTAACTACTGATGAGGTTGAAAATTTTACGGATGACCAAATAAGACAATCATTCACTTAAGATATAATTATTTTAAACGTAATTTTAAAAAGAGTCCTAATTAGGACTCTTTTTTTTATATAATCATTTGACAAAACAATAAATGTTCCTTATATTTGAAGTATTAATCATTAAAAAAAATATAAAATTATGTCAAACAACGCATTAGATGCTATCTTAAATCAATATGAGAAAGCACAGAACTCGGGGAATTCCTCAAACAAAATGACTAGTGAAGAAAGACTGAAAAGGTATTTCGCAGCTATCCTACCAAAAGATGAAAAACAAGGTCAAAGAAGACTTAGAATCCTACCTACATTGGATGGTTCCTCACCCTTTAAAGAGGTGTGGTACCATGAAATGCAAGTAGATGGTAAATGGGTTAAACTATATGACCCAGGAGCGAACGACAATGAACGTTCACCATTAACTGAGGTATATGAAGCCCTTACATCTACAGGTAAAGATTCTGATAGACAATTGGCTTCACAATATCGTTCACGTAAATTTTACATTGTTAAAGTTATCGATAGAGATAATGAAGCTGACGGTGTTAAATTTTGGAGATTTAAACACAACTACAAAAACGAAGGTATCTTAGATAAGATTATTCCTATCTTTAGAACTAAAGGTGATATTACTGACCCTGAAAAAGGAAGAGATATTATCTTAGAACTAACTAAGGCTAAAGCTAATAACGGAAATCAGTATACCGTGGTTCAAACAGTTATGTTTGATGACCCAGCTCCGGTACACGAAGATAAAGATACGGGAGATACTTGGGTTAATGATACCTCAACACTACATGATGTTTACGCTAAAAAACCTGTTGAATATTTAGAGGCGGTAGCCAATGGTGAGACTCCAAAGTGGGATACTGTGACAGGTAAGTACGTATATGGTGATAGTAGTCAAGGTGATTATTCATTTGGTGGACAATCAACTAAAGAGGATACTAAGAAAGAGGACCCGCAAGCTAAAGAACAGTCTTCAGATGATATGCCGTTCTAAGTAATATGATTAATAATTTATAACCTCCCATTCTATGTGGGAGGTTATTTTAATATCAAATAAAAATTAAAAATGAGTACAATACAAGAAAGAATATACGAATCTTTAAAATTAAAATATGAGTCTGAAATTGCTGAGTCTCAATTTAAATTAGATTTATATTATAATAACCCTGTTGGAGTTGGGGAACACCCTCAAATCATAGATGAAATTGACAATGCGATTAAATCATTAGGTGAATCAAAAGATAAGTTACAAACCTTAAAAGAAAGTAAAAAAATATGGCGATAAAGAAAAAAACTGATTTTAAAAGTCTTAAACAGAAATTTTCAACTTCAGCAAAATATAAACCACAGAGGTTTTTTGATGTTGGTGAATCATTTTTAGATGCCGCAGGAGTTCCGGGACCGGCTATTGGTCATTTAAATATGTTTTTAGGTCATTCTGATACAGGTAAAACTACTGCTTTAGTAAAAACTGCTGTTGATGCTCAGAAAAAAGGTGTGTTACCCGTTTTTATTATTACGGAACAAAAATGGTCTTTTGAACATGCTAGATTAATGGGTTTTGAATGTGAAGAAGTGGTTGATGAAGAAACAGGTGAATTAGATTGGGATGGGTTCTTTTTATTTAATAACGGTTTTGAATATTTGGAACAAATTACCGATTATATAAATCAACTATTAGATGCTCAACAAAAAGGTGAATTAGATTATAGTCTTTGTATAATGTGGGATTCTGTTGGTTCGGTACCTTGTAAAATGACTTTTGATGGTAAAGGTGGTAAAATGCATACGGCGTCAGCATTGTCAGATAAAATAGGTATGGGGATTAATCAGAGAATATCAGGTAGTAGGAGAGCTGATTCAAAATATGAAAATACTTTAATTATTGTTAACCAACCTTGGGTACAACTTCCTGACAACCCATTTGGTCAACCTAAGATAAAGAGTAAAGGTGGTGAAGCCATTTGGTTAAATTCATCTTTAGTTTTCCTATTTGGTAATCAAAAAGATGCGGGTACTACTAAAATATCTGCAGTAAAAGATAAGAGAAAAATTAGATTTGCATCTAGAACTAAAATTTCTGTTATGAAAAATCACATCAATGGGTTAGGTTATGAAGACGGTAAAATTTTAGTTACACCTCATGGGTTTTTACCTGGTAAAGATAGTACGGAAGAAAAAAAATCAATAGAAAAATATAAAGAGGCTAACGCTGAATATTGGAACAAAATAATTGGTTCTGAAGGTGATTTTGATTTAAAAGAAGAAAGAGGAGAGTAAATTTTTAGAGTACAAACCGGTGAGAAATCACCACAACAAAAAAAATGTGATTAAAACATTATTAGTCGACGGTAATAACTTACTGAAGATAGGTTTCCACGGAGTCAAAGACTACTATCATAAAGGTAAACATATTGGTGGGATATGGCATTTCTTGAATACTACTAGACGTTTCATTGAAAACCACAATTACGATAAGGTTGTGGTTTTTTGGGACGGAGAAGATAGTTCTAATGCAAGAAAACTGATATACCCTCAGTATAAGGAAAATAGAAAGGAACATTCTGACTCCAACGAATATAAAGAACAATCATTCTCTGAACAAAAGGAAAGGGTTAAACTTTATTTAGAGGAGATGTTTATTAGACAAATTGATGTTGATAATAACGAGGCCGATGATTTAATTGCTTACTACTGTCAGATATCGGAAAACGAACACAAAACAATTTTTTCAGGTGATAAAGACCTTACCCAACTAATCGGTGAGACAGTATCTCTATATTCCCCAAATACAAAACAATTCTATCATAACGGAGATAAAGTTAAGGGTAAAGATTTTGAATTCCCGCACTCTAATATTAAGACTCTTAAAGTTTTATCGGGTGATAAGTCAGATAACATTGACGGTATCTATTATTTTGGTGAGAAAACTTTAGTTAAGTTTTTCCCTGAGATACTTGATAATACGGTTTCAGTTTCCGATATTTTAACAAAGGCGGAAAAGTTATTTGAAAACAATGAAGGTGGGGCGGCAATAAAAAACCTATTAACCGGTAAAACAAAATCAGGGATTTATGGTGATGAATTTTTTGTTATTAATGAAAAAATAGTAGATTTGTCCAAACCATTAATAACTGACGAGGGAAAAGAGTTAGTTGAACTTTATTACTCCGAAACTTTAGACCCTGAAGGTCGAGGACATCGTAACCTAATAAAAATGATGATGGAGGATGGGATATTTAAATACCTCCCTAAAGGTGATGATAAATGGGTTTATTTTTTAACTCCATTTTTAAAGTTAACTCGAAAAGAAAAAAGAAATTATAAAAAAAATAAGTAACAATATGGATATTGAAAAACAAATGAAGATGTTGGGTAATATGAACCCTAAAATTCTTAAAGACATGCAAAAACAAATGATGGGTGGTAAATCAAGTGGTGTTGATATGGGTGGTCTTGTAAGTAATATAATTGGTGGTGTAAATCAAAAAATAAAAAAATGGTTTAAGAAAAATATGAAGAAGATTGTTATAATTATAGTAGTAGTGTTAACATTAATAATTGGTACTAAAATTATGTTATCTGAAGAAAAAGGTTTATATTTGGTGACTGATTCGTTCGGTGAAGAGTATAATACTAACGATTATAAAATTGACGGTCAATGTGTAAAATTTAATAGAAACAAAAAGAAAAGAGAGATTACTGTATGTGGTAATTTTAAAATTGTAAAACAACAAACAAAATAATATGAAAAGTGAAGATTTAATTAATGGTAAAAACCAAGATTCAACTAAGTTAGAGTTTCTAATGACGGTTAACGACAACTTTATTGTACAACGTTTTTTTAATGTGAGAGACTATAACAAAAAGGCGAAAAATTCTTATGAGTTATATGAGTATTTAAAAGATTTCGCAAGTGTTTTAAGCAATGATTTAAAAGTTAAATCAATGGATTACATGAGTGAAAACATGTACCAAATAATGAACAATCCAAATATTTTGGAAACTTCAAATACTGAGGGTCCTGAACATATAAACATTTATCTTAAAAAAGATGGGGTGACAATGTGTCATAGAATTTTAGATGCAAAACTATACCCGCCTAAAATAAGATATACCGTAGATGTCCGTCCTCACCTAAAATCTCTACTTTACGAATTGACTGACATATTTTCATCTGAAGAATTAAATTACAAATATCTGAACGTTAATCTAAGTAACTAATATTTATTTTTACTACAAATAAAATTATATGTCTATAACAAAAAAATTCGATTATCTTGGGACCACTTTCCAACAACAATTACTAAATCAAATCATAGTTGATAAAGATTTTTCTAGGTCTATTATAGATGTAATCGAAACGGATTATTTTGATAATAAATATTTTAAAATCATCACACAGATGATTAAAGAGTATTATTTGAAATATGAGCATACACCAAATTTTGAGACTTTAAAACAATTAACAAAGTCGGAGATTCAGCAGGAAATGGCGAGTAAAATCATAATTGATACTTTAACTAAAATAAATGATGTTAGTATTGAGGGTGCTGAGTTCGTTCAAGAGAAAGCTATGAAATTTTGTAAACAACAAGAATTACAGAAGGTTATGCATACGGCTCAAAAGATAATTGATGACGGTGAATTTGAAAATTATGATACGTTAGAAAGGTTAGTTAGAGAAGCTTTACAGGTTGGGGAACGAGAAGACAATATGTCAGACGTTTTCTACAATTTAGATGAGGTTTTAAACGAGGATTACAGACATCCGGTACCTATGGGTATACCGGGTATAGATAGACTTTTAAAGGGAGGTTTGGCTAAAGGTGAGATAGGTGTTGTTTTAGCCCCAACCGGAGTAGGTAAATCTACACTATTGACTAAAATAGCGAACCACGCTTTTAACTTAGGTAAAAACGTTTTACAAGTTTTCTTCGAGGACAACCCAAAAATAATTCAAAGGAAACATATAACTCTTTGGACAAAAATCCATCCTGATGATTTATCTGAAAGAAAAGAAGAGGTTATGGTTAAAGTTCAAGAAGTGAGGGATACTATGGAAAACAAGTTAATTCTAAAAAAGCTTCCGTCGGATACTGTTACTATGGGTCAGATTAAGAATCAAGTTAGAAAAATGATTGCTGAGGGTGTTAACATTGATGTGATTCTATTAGATTACATTGACTGTGTTGTACCTGAGAGAAATTTAGGTGATGAGTGGAAATCTGAAGGTTCTGTAATGAGGGCATTTGAAGCTATGTGTCACGAATTAGATATTGTTGGGTGGACAGCAACTCAAGGAAATAGAAGTTCTATATCCTCAGATGTTGTAACTACTGACCAAATGGGTGGTTCTATAAAAAAGGCTCAAGTTGGTCATGTTATTATATCAGTTGCAAAATCATTACAACAAAAAGAAATGAAATTAGCCACTATAGCGATAACTAAATCAAGAATTGGTGATGACGGTATCGTTTTCGAAAATTGTAAGTTCGATAATGGTATGTTAGAGATTGACACCGAAAGTTCAGTAACTTTTTTAGGTCTTGAAGATAACAAAGAGGAAAAAAACAGACAAAGAGTGAAAGAGTTATTGGAGAAGAAAAAGTTAAAACAAAAAAATTCACAATAATTTTATTTTATTGTTCAATACAATAAACAAAAATTTAACAAAACTAATTATTATTTTAAAATAGTTATATAACAAAGAAAAAAAACATATGGAAAAACAAAGTATTTTTAACAAAAGAGTAAATATATTACCTTACGATTATCCTTCACTACTGAAGTATAAGGATGCTATTAGACACTCTTATTGGATTGATACAGAGTATAATTTCACTACTGACATTAACGACTTTAAAGTTGTAATTGGTGATAACGAAAGACAAGTTATAAAACGAACTATGTTGTCTATCGCTCAAATTGAGGTGAGTGTTAAAACATTTTGGGCAGACTTATATAAAAGAATGCCTATCACGGAGATTGGGGATGTCGGTATGACATTTGCTGAATCTGAAGTTAGACATAAAGACGCTTATGCTAGATTAATAAGGATTCTTGGGTTAGAAGATGAATTTAAACACGTTGTGGAAATCCCGGCTATTAAAGATAGGATTAAATATTTAACTAAGTATTTAGACGGAACAAGAAGTCGAGATAATAAAATGTATACTAAATCGGTATTGTTATTTTCGTTATTTATAGAACACGTTTCTCTATTTTCACAATTTTTAATTATGATGTCTTTTAATAAGGAGTTAAATGTTTTTAAAGGAATTTCAAATGTTGTTGAAGCGACTTCAAAAGAAGAAGATATCCACGGTAATTTTGGTGTTGAACTGATTAATATTATTAAGAGTGAAAATCCTGAGTGGTTTGATGAAGATTTTGAAAACTTAATTAATTCAGCTTGTAAAAAGGCTTTTAATGCGGAATGTAAAATATTAGATTGGATTTTTGAAAGTGGTGAATTGAGTTTTCTATCAAAAGAAACTATTAAACATTTTATTATGAATAGATTTAACAATTCTTTAAATAAGATAGGAATGGGTGATGTTTTTGACATTGATATTAATCAGTTAGAAAAAACATTATGGTTCGAAGTTGAAATAACCTCAACAAAAGAAGGGGATTTCTTTTACAAGAAACAAATAGATTATTCTAAAAAACAAAAAGCGATTACTGAAGACGACTTATTTTAAACAAAAAACAAAACAAAAATATAAAATATGAATATGAATAACGGATACTCTATTGAAGAGATAGAAGAAATCAAAGTTAACGACAACTTAAATTCAGAAGTTAACGAAATTACAACCTCTAATTATGAAAAGTATTATTGGTTAAATGATGAATCGAGAAAATTTTTATCTCGAGGATATATTTCCGAAACACCGGAACAAAGAATAAAGGATATAGCTAATAAAGCTGAGGAAAGTCTCAAAATTGAAGGTTGGGGTAAAAAATTTGAAGACTACATGTCTAGAGGGTTTTATACTTTATCTACACCTGTTTGGATAAACTTTGGTAAAGAAAAAGGGTTACCTATTAGTTGTTATGGTTCTAATGTTGATGACTCATTAGATAGTATATTAAATGCAGGTAGAGAAATCGGTATGATGTCAAAATATGGTGGGGGTACTTCCGCTTATTTGGGTAATATTAGGTCAAGAGGTAGTGTAATATCTACAGGTGGTAAAGCTGATGGACCGGTTCATTATGCTAGATTATATGATACTGCTATTGATGTGTGTAAACAATCAGAAGCTCGTAGAGGGGCATGTGCGGTTTGGTTACCTATTGAGCATGAGGATATATCAGAATTCTTAGATATTGGTACTGAAGGGAATCCGATACAAAATTTACAATTCGGTGTTACTATTACAGATGAGTGGATGTCCGAAATGAAACAAGGGGATTCTAGTAAACGTAAGATTTGGGCTAAAGTGATTCAAAGAAGAAGTGAGTTTGGTTTCCCGTATTTGATGTTTAAGGATAATACTAATAATAACTCACCATATAAAGATATGGGGTTAGAAATTACTGCATCTAACTTGTGTTCTGAAATTCAACTACCTACAGATAGTTTTAATTCATTTGTTTGTTGTATTGGTTCTATTAATCTACTACATTGGGATGAGATAGAAAATACTGACGCTATCGAGGTATACACTCAATTCTTAAATGCGGTTTTAGATGAGTTTATTTTTAAGTCCTATAATATGCCGGGAATGAAGAGAGCTTGGAGATTTGCTAAAGACCATAGAGCGATTGGGGTTGGTGTGTTAGGGTACCATTCTCTTTTACAGTCTAAATTATTAGAATTTGAATCACTTGAATCTAAATATTATAATAACCATATCTTTAAAATTCTTAAGGAAAGAACTGATAACGCTTCTCAAGAGTTATATCAAAGAGATAATGAAAAATATAAATCAATTAGAGATGGTTTTGCTAACACAACTTTAGTGGCTATAGCACCTACTAAGTCAAGTTCTTTTATATTAGGTCAGGTAAGTATGGGTATTGAACCAATCAAATCAAATTACTTTGTAAAGGATTTAGCTAAGATTAAAACAGTTTATAAGAATCCTTACTTAACTTCCGAACTTGAAAAATATGGTATTAATACACCTGAGGTTTGGGAAGGTATACTAAAGAAAGATGGGTCAGTTCAACATTTAGACTTTCCAACTAAAAACGTTTTTAAAACATTCTTAGAGATTACGCCTAAGGAAATTATATTACAAGCTGCTCAACGACAAAAATATATTGACCAAGCTCAAAGTTTGAATATTATGATTCATCCTTCTATTCCGGCTAAAGATATTAATCAATTATATCTATATGCTCATGAAGAAGGTGTCAAGACACTTTATTATCAATTCTCACAGAATTCGGCTCAAGCGTTTTCAAGAAATATATTGGAGTGTGACAGTTGTCAATAATAAATAAACCAAATATACTAATCGTGACACGTCTTTATTGTTGTGTCACGATTTTTTATTTGTTGGTATTTATAATAAATAACTAAGGTAATATATTTATCGATATGGCAAATGGTAGAACATACGGAATTACTTTTCCATTTTTGGATTCTGTGGATGGTAAGTTTTTGGAACTAACTCAAACTGATGATGAAGAAATTAGGACAGATTTAGTACATTTAATATTAACACGTAAAGGTAGTAGATATTTTTTACCTAGTTTTGGGACGAGATTATATGAGTTTATTTTTGAACCTATGGATGGGCCAACGTTTTCAGATATACAATCAGAAATAAAAGATGCGGTTGATGAGTTTATGCCCGGAATAACTTTAAATGAGATAAGTATTAAACCTTCTTCTGAAGATACTCCGTCTACTGATAATAATGTTTATCAAGTTCCGGGTTTAGAAACTAAAGAACATACTGCTAAAGTTAAAATAGATTATACAATAAATAACAGTGCGTTTAGCAGTAATGATTTTATAATCATTAACATTTAAAAATTATGGGTAATAAAAAAATTTCATACACAACAAGAGACTTCCAAGGTATAAGGACAGAGTTAATTAACTTTACTAAAACGTATTACCCTGATTTAGTTAATAACGTAAATGATGCGTCAGTCTTCTCAGTTCTGTTAGATTTAAACGCGGCGGTTACAGATAATCTACAATTCAATATAGATAGAAGTATTCAAGAGACAGTACTTCAATACGCTCAACAAAAATCATCGGTATTTAATATCGCTAGAACTTATGGTTTAAAAATTCCGGGACAAAGACCTTCAGTTGCTTTAGTTGATTTCTCTATAACGGTTCCAGCTTTTGGAGATAAAGAGGATTTAAGGTACTGTGGTATTCTAAGAAGAGGTTCTCAATCTATTGGTGCCGGACAAGTCTTTGAAACAGTTTATGATATTGATTTTGCTTCTTCGGTTGGTGGTGACGGTACACCTAATAGATTAAAAATACCTAATTTTGATGCTAATAATAAATTAATAAATTATACCATAGTAAAAAGAGAAACTGTTGTTAACGGTGTGACTAAGGTTTTTAAGAAAACTATATCACCTAATGATGTACGACCATTTTACGAGATATTTCTACCTGAAAAAAATGTGTTAGGTGTGACTAGTGTACTTCTAAAGGACGGTACCCAATATGCCAATGTACCTCCGGTTCAGGAATTTTTATCTTTAGATAACCGATGGTATGAAGTTAAGGCTTTAGTTGAGGATAAAGTATTTGTTGAGGACCCTTCTAAAGTTTCAGATAATCCGGGAATTAAAGTTGGTAGATATATAACAACAAACGATAAATTTATAACTGAATATACTCCTGAAGGTTATCTTAAAATGACTTTTGGTGGTGGTAGCCAATCTGCGGATGAACAACTAAGAGAATTTGCTAGAAACGGTTACAATCTTAATTTAAATAAATATTCTAATAATTTCGCTTTAGGGTCGACTCTTAAATCTAACTCCACAATTTTTATCCAATATAGAGTTGGTGGTGGTTTAGCAAGTAATTTAGGTGTAAATGCTATAAACCAAATTGGTGTTGTTTCATTTTTTGTTAATGGTCCTTCAGATAATATAAACACTAGTGTTATAAATTCCTTAAGATGTACTAATGTAACTGCGGCAATTGGTGGGGCAAATATAATGACTATTGAAGAGGTTAGAAATTTAGTTGGGTTTAACTTTTCATCACAAAATAGGGCTGTTACTATTAATGATTATAATGCTATTCTTAGAACTATGCCTTCTCAATTTGGTGCACCTGCTAAAGTAGCGATAACTGAAAATAACAATAAAATTGAGATTAAGATTTTATCATATAATGAGTCGGGGCAATTAACTGAAGTTGTTTCTGAGACTTTAAAAAGTAATGTTGCTAATTATTTGTCTAACTATAGAATGATGAATGATTATATATCTATTGAATCTGCGAATGTTATTGATTTATCTGTTGATGTCGATGTTGTTTTAGATAATAGTCAAAATCAAGGTACTTTAATTTCTAAAATTATTAATATTGTTACAGACTTCTTCAGTCCGTTAAATAGGGGGATGGGTGAGAACGTTTATATATCAGAATTAAGAAGACTAATCCAATCGGAGAATGGAATTATATCATTATCAGATATAAAAATTTATAATGAGGTTGGGGGTCAATATTCGTCATCTCAGACTTCTCAAAAGTATGTGGATTCTCAAACTAGACAAATTGGTTTAATTGATGATACTATTTTTGCTGAACCAAGTCAAACATACCAACTAAGATTTCCTAACAAAGATGTAAATGTTAGAGTTAAAAACCTTAAGAACGTAAACTTCTCATAACAATTTATTTTATTAGAATACTTCGTATTTTACAGTATGGATATTTTAGAAATTGTCATCAACTTTATTAAGGGAAACCACGGAACTTGGATTCAAAGTGTTATTTCAGGGTTATTTCTAAACGTAAAGTTATGGATTTATTTGTTTATTTTTATTTATTTATTAAAAATAAGTAAACGTAATCTAATCGGTTATATCGTAAAATCAGTCATAGTATTTTTAATTATATTTGAATTTATTAATATTAATGATAGACAAAATTACGAAGTAGTTAAATATCAATTTGAATTAATTGATAAAAATACTGAGAATTTAGTTATAGTAATTCAGGGGGCTAATAGTCCTGTAAAAGATGTGGTTAAAGATAATCAAATTCAAGTAGATAATACATCATCACGAGATTATGACGGGTTAGGTTCAATTGAACGGTATGTGGAGAACAGTAAAACTCAAGTTGTAACTTATGTCGGGACTCATACATTTAATCTAACACCAATTAAAATAATTAATATGGTTAATGATTTCAGATTAATTAAACCAAATGGTAAAATTATTTTAGTTGGTCATAGTTTAGGAGCATATAATATTGTTCAAGCTTTAGAGAAATTAAATGATATAAATGTCATCGTAGACTTAGTCATACTTTTAGATACCTCAAATAAAAAGTACAACAATTACGATTTCTTAGTTCGAAAAAACGTTAAAAACATTTATAACTATACATCACCAAAATGGTCGGATAAACTAAAGTTTTTTACCAATTCAGGTGGATTGGTTATTCCATATAAAGGTAATATCTATACTAATTATCGTAATATTGAAATTGAGGGTGTCGAACATACTACAATAGATAATGAAATACCAACATTAGTAATTAACGATATACGAAATTTTTTATATGGTAAACCAAACTAATTAAGTTTTATTATGTAGGTTTATTTTAAAACATAGTAAGTTATAATTTTAAAATGATATATAAACTATTTATCAATAAAAGAAAAACATGTCTAAATCATATAGAATAAGGACCTCACCCGGAGTTGACAAATCAATTAATGTCAACATCGAACAAGATTTTGAATATTTGGAGATTTTATCTCTAAAATTATTACAAAGTGATATCTACACCAGACAATGTTCTGATTATGGTGTTGTTATTGGTCGCGTTAGTGTTAATAATGGATTTGGTATACCAAACGCTAAAGTATCTATTTTTATTCCTTTAGAAAGTGAAGATGAGGACAATCCAATTATTAGTGAATTGTATCCGTACAAAACATTAAATGATGTTAATGAGGATGGGTATCGATATAATTTATTGCCATATACTAAATCACATGGTGGTCATAAACCAACAGGTACTTTTTTTGATAGAGAGGATGTACTTGTAGATACTAATTTAATTGAGGTTTTCGACAAATATTATAAATATACTGCTACTACCAACGAAAGTGGGGATTTTATGTTATTTGGGGTTCCGGTTGGGAGTCATCAAATTGTTATGGATGTTGATTTATCCGACATAGGTGAATTCTCACTATCTCCTCAGGATTTGGTTAGAATGGGTGTTGCTACCGAACAACAAGTTGCGGGTACTGAGTTTAAAACGAGTGAAAATCTAAGAGTGTTACCTCAAATTGTTAATATAAATAAAACTATACAAGTAGAACCGTTATGGGGACAAGAAGAATTATGTGATATAGGTATTAATAGAAGTGATTTTGATTTAAGTAGTGAAGCGAATATTGATATAAGACCAACATCTGTTTTTATGGGTTCAATCATATCATCACCTGATGATTCACCTGTTAGACGAAATTGTAAACCTAAAGGTAAACAAGGTTACCAATGTAATCTAATTACTAACTCCGGAGATATACTTGCTATAAGACAAACTATATTCCAAGACAGTGACGGTAGACCGATTTTGGAGAGTGTGGATTTAGGTTCAAGTGGTGGGTTAGTTATTGATTCGAATGGTACATGGTTAATTGATGTACCTATGAATATGGATTATGTGACTACTAACGAGTTCGGTGAGAAGGTAATTTCTAACGACCCTAAAATAGGGATACCTACAACAGGTAAGTACCGATTTAAAGTCAAGTGGGGTCAAACATCTACTCTTAATGATGCGGTTAGAAGAGGTTATTTTTTAGTTCCTAATGTTAAGGAATATGGTTGGAATTCGGCAGGTTCATCAGTTACTAATCCTACAGACCGTGCAAACTCTTATGCGTTTAGTTTAGATTGGGGTGAATACGGAGACGTTACTACATCAACAGGTTTAGCCATGATACAAGAAGCTATAGATTGTGAGGATAGATTTTATCCTATGGTTTATAATAAAGTTTATACGGTCTCACAATTTATTGATGAGCAGAGACGTGGTAGTGGTATACAAAGATACGTTGGTGTTAAAAATATTTTAGATAGTGAATGTGAAAGTACTAATAATAAATTTCCAACTAACGACGGTAATTTAAGATTCGATATATTATATATTCTTTTCACATTTCTTAGTATTATCCTAACACCAATATTTTTCGCGTTAATAATTCTATTACATTTATTATATTTTACTATTTGGATTCTTAGAGTTGCTTTAATTCCATTACTAATTGGATGGACAATCGTGAAGATAGTTAATTATATTATATTGATTGCGGGTACAATACCATATGCTTCAGGTTTAATTATAGGGTATGCCGCGATGATAGTTTTATATGTGTTTATTGGTATTGCTTTAGGGTTACTTTTAGCCCAACTATGGAAGATGAAATTGAAGGGTATCGCATTACCATTATTAACTTATCCTGACTGTAAAATGTGTGATTGTAGTGATAGTAGTGGTTTACCACCTGAGGAAACACCTGACGATGGTGAATATGAAACGGGGGGGTTAGAGGAAAACGAGTTTATTCCGTGTGAAACAATTGTAGCGGACGATACTCCTGTTAATCAACTAAATTTAAGTACCTCAATTACAAAACTAAGTACTACCGCGGCGTTTAAGTACGTTACTCCAACTGATACTACGGTACCCCCTTTAAATTTATTTAATAGTTCTATAAAACAAGGTATAACGGGACTATTATCCGGTAATCAATATATTGGTGGTGATACTCCTAGTCCTAGTGGAATAGGTGCACCAACTCCCGTTGAGGTTGTTTATCCAAGGCCTAGTGATAACCAAGAGGTGGATTATAGATGGTATCATACCTTAAGTTTACCTATTGCTGATAGGGTAAATCTTTTTAATACTAAAGCCAAATACTTTAATGAGTCTCCTAATAATCCCGGTGGTGGTGTTAATAGAGTAAAGGTTAAATTTAACCCTACTCTTGAATCAAACAAATTTCATACTGATAATGTTATTATTTTAATATGTGATAAGAGTACTATAAGTAAGTTTAGTCCGGGTCAATTAATAAGTTTTCAAAACCCATCTTATTCCAAAGATGTAAATGTAAGTGGGTTACCGGGTGGTAATATTTATGGCAACGACGCTGTAACAGGTAGTACAAAAACGGGTGTAGTAAATACTCCTACCGGATATGATATATCTTCACTGACTGTTAACTATTCAAATCCAAACGGTTCAGGTAACCAATCTATGACTTACAGTAATGTTAGTCAACTAACGGGGTCCACAGAGAATGTTAACTTTCATAAGTTTCCTACCGATGTAGAATATTTTCAAGTTATATCGGGTATGACTTATAATGAATTCAGCGGACAATGTAGTAATCAGTTAGATAATTCACTTAACGTTAGATATCTTAATAATA